GCCTACCATCGATACAGCAGAATTAGAGCCAGTGGGAATAAGACGACTGAAACGATCGGGATTCGAAGGGCATACAGCCATAGGATGTGCAGTAACAAAATAGGAAACAGAAGAATTGGCCGTAGTAGAAGTGGTAGGCAAAGTCTGGGCAAGAACACCGGTTGAACCCCAAAGCGAGGAAGACACGTAGGTTGTAGAAATGGGGAAACCATCACCGGAAGCAGCGGCATTACTCAGGTCAGAACGAATTATCTGCGTGAACAAATTGCTACGATTAAAAGTATTATTCGTAGAAGTTGCAGCCGACGGATAAAACTGACTCTCAAAGTAAGCATCAAGGAACTCAAGATTCCCAAAACACTGCGTAAAAAAGCGAGAATCTCCAGAATTATCGGGATCGAGAGAATAACCAGCACCGGAATAACGAAGCTTGTTAGCCATGGGCCAAGCGAAAGAGTAAAGCCCCCACTGCGAATAACCATAGTAGTTACGGACGATATCCCAATAGGCTAAATACGAATCCGCATTACTCCAGCGATCCATAGAAAGATTAGCAGGAAGAGACACAGAGGAAGGAATAGAGGATACGCCAGTAGTATACTTATTAGCGATACGCAACCAAGACATCAACGAATTAGTATAAGCCGCACCGAAAAAATCAGCATTTAGACCACCCGCTTGAGCCTGACAAGAGACGATCCAATTAAGACTTAAACTGTTCATATCGAACTTACTACTATTCGTCCTCAACTCGGGGTGATATAACTGGAGCGGCACCCAAAAACGATGCAAACGAATAGTGTAGGGATTGAATGTCGGAACAGCGAGAGGATTACTACGAACGTCGATGCCCTGCTCAATAGACACACGATCACGAGCGTTAATAAAATCAATCCGCACCGGATATAAAATACCCGGTGTGCATGTAAAAGCCTTACTCTCGGGAACATCATAGCGAGAATAGCCATTTACGGCATGTGAAATGAAAGGTTGTCTTCCCATAAATTAAATAATTAGTTGAAGTTTATAATGATCTCTCCAAAATCGGAGAATATCTAAATCTAGCCAAGTAGGAGGATCGAAATCAGGCATATTGCGAGAAGAAGCGGAAAAACGCATCATTTGCTTTTGCTCCCACGTATACGTCTCTCTACGGGATACGGCGGAATTGAGATTGAACCGCTCAACACACAGAGAAACAATACGCTTAACCAAAGGAGACTTGCTAAAACGTGCATAAGAATCAGCAGCGGTAATCGAGCGAACAACGTCGTCTTCTGATTTGAGATATTTAAGATAGTATCGAGGTATCGAGTAATTAAAATTGATACCAGTCTTAGGATCAAGATAAGACCACGACGAAAAACGAGCAGAAGGGCGAGGCATATAACCAAGAAAATCACCAACGCCAGCAGATACGAATTTTCGCGTATAACGGCGATGTTGGAGGAGGCAAGATAAAGGTGTAAGATTTCCATCTACGGTAACGTATTTATCCGAAATTTCTTCGGGGTTAAATTGAATTTGTTTAGTAACATACTTCACGCAATAGCGAGCGCGCTTATGGGTAGCCTTTGCCAACCACACAAAGCCAAGGTCTCGAACAGCAGAACGAATGGTGTTATAAAGAACATTTGTGCCAAACAGAAAGCCGTGAAAATGCAATCGAGGCTCAACTCCCGTCTCAGGATGAGTGCCGAACTCTTGAAAAAAGGCATGTTTGAACGAATGGCCGAGTTTGTGCCGCAAACGCTCATTGAAACGGCGGATGAATCGAGAAGGATCAAGCAGTGCTTCGTTGTAATACTTCGGAGCAATTGTTATAGTAATGAAAATAGCCTGCTGGTTATTAGCCTTGCAATAAGCAAGCTCACGCTCTAGGCGGACAAACCAGTCATTACGCTGACGACGCAAGCAGTCTTCACACTTTCCACAAGGAACCATCAACCACTGGCGAGCGATATCCCAAGGTCGAAGAGCTAAGGCCGACTTAGCAACATCGGAGCCATTACGACAGGGGTTCTTCTTGTCGAAATAACGCCGGTTGCGTATCCATATAGGAGAAGAGCAGGCCATTACAGAAAGCTTCTAAGACAATCAAATTTAACACCAGGATGATCGAGACGACAGCGAATGAGGTAATCGTTAGCCGGAATTTCATCAGAAAACCAGGCGATGACAACACGCTTTTTGCCGCGATATGCTCCAATAGAAAAACGGTAAGGAGTACTATCGATTACAGGGGAAGAACGAGGGCGAAAGTCAAATCTATCCATAATCAAAAATTATACTTTGCGCTTCGAAAGACGGTACTTTCGAGCGCGAGAACTACTGCGTTTCGCCGGCCGACAGCCTTAACGGCTGGGACGCTGCGCGTCTTCGGCCTCCATGGCTCCACTTCGTTTGGGATATACCGGCAAAGCCGGTGAGTACAAAAGCCCACAGGAGAAGTGGATATCTCCTGGGGCCTAGTGAGTTAAAGAACTCTTCCACCGAGCGGGCGGGTCACTACTTTAGTGCCCTTTCCCTTCTTCTTCCGACGTGCTTTCATCATCAGGCAAATCAAGATCAAACGTAAGAACGAGAGTGTTATCGAAAAACTCAATCGCAAAATTCGGATACGAAATCAGAGCCGCGATCAGGTCAGAAATAGAATGATGCTCGATGTAGGGCGAATCAGAAACGCTGGAAACCTCTACATACTTTGAAAGGGGAGCATCCTTAAGAGTGTCAAGAGGAAGTGTCGTAAACTGACCATCTTCAAGACGGCCTACCTGAACAAGGTCAACCTTAATGGCAGGGTTAACACGACGAATAACAAGATGAATCTGCGTCATAACAACATTATTTAAAATTATTTTGAAAGTCAGTACAAAAACGACGCCAAGCGAAGGACACATCAAACCAAAAGGCAACGCCCTCGGGTGTGTGAACGAATATGAAACTAATAGAAACAAGATCGCCTACACTTGCATAAGACGAATGCAATACACCGTGAATTCGATCACGAAGCACAGCCCGAAATGCGTTCTTACTTTCCTCATCAAACCCGCAGTTTGATCTAAAAGCAGAAAATACACCTCGACGGCGAAGCCACTCGACGAACAGGTAATCTACAGCGGCAGTTGACAAATCCGAAATCGTTGAAGCGCTAGTCTTTTTCATAATGATAAGGTTATTGGTTTACAGGACAAAAATAGGCAAAAACAACCAAACCGTAAAATTCAAAAAGTCGAAAAAGATGTTCAATTTCTCTCATGATAGTTACGACGAGTGTAGGTACTACCAGTCGGGGTTCCCGATGGGCCGTAAATCTCCCTCACTTCCTCATAGCCTTCGGGGCCAGCAGGGCCTGCGGCCTTACGACCAACGTAGGAAGCACCGGCGATGCCTGCGGCAGTAGCAAAAGCCTTTGTAACATCATAAAACAGAGCGTTCTTGTTCTTGCGGATAGCAAACCAGTTACCGGACAGGCTCTGGCGACCTTCACTAAGCTCAAGGCCACGAAGATGAGAGTAATATTCGCGACCTGTAATCTCCTCGAATTCTCCAGTGGGTTCACCCTTCTCGTTGACCAGAGGAACCTTTACTGGGGTTTCCCAAGTGACTTCAAACATGCGTTGCATATCCTTCTGCTGAATGTCAAGAATATCAGCATGAGAACGGGATTCACGTGCGGAAGCTTTAGCAGCATCGGCGACAGCGCAAAGATAGGCAAGGTTGGCAGCAGCAGACTGTTCGAGAAGAGGAATCTCAGCATCGTTTTCAGCACGAATACGCTTAGTGCGCTCAACCTGTTCAGCATAAGCAGCCTGAATGCGCTGGAAATCATACGTGGCAGCGAGGTCTGCATACTTGTTGTAGGCCTCCTGATTGATAGCCAACTCGCCATAATAACGAGCGAGCGAAGACTGACTGCCAATGTTAGCGCGCTTTAGTTGCTGCTCAAGTTCGATAAGGGCCTGGCCTTGTTCCCTGGTGGGCATCTTGTTACGAATGTCATCAGCTTGGGCATTATCGAGATTAGCGGCAGCCTTATTGCGTTCGATAGTCGAATTAACACCCATGGCCTCGAGAGCGACACCTGCAACGGAAGAACCAGCACCAGGAGGCAGAGGACTGGAGAAGTCAAAAGAGCCGCCTGAAGGGCCGGAAGCACCAACGGAGCCAGCAGAACCTCCGGACATAGTAGCATTGACGCCAACGCCTGAAGAACCTAAGACGGCAGCAGGGCTAATGCCGGCCTTCAAGTAACGATCAAAAACCTTCGTGGGATCATTGTAAGCATTCTCATAATCAAACTGTTTCTGCCAGTTAGCATAGTTGATTTCACCTTGTTTTTGCATCTGCTCCAAAGCGTACTGCTGTTGAAGCTTCATTTGCTTCTGCTGATATTTCCATTGTCTCTTGAGCGAGGGCTTGAATAGACCAGAGGCGACCTGACCGCCGGCCGAAACACCAGCGGCACCAAGTATAGCACCGGTGGAAACAGGCTCGACATAACTCTTAAAATCAATAAGTCTCATATTACGGAAGCGAAAAGTTGTTCGAACGAATGATATAATCTACACGGACAGTGTCGATGTGAACACCATTGCGGTAAACTTTAGCCTGTGCGGAACACGAGGACAAGAAAAAGGCAGCCAAAGCAGCAACAATGGACGAGACGAGCGTCCAAAAGGCTTTAGATTTGTAAAAGGGTTGTTTAGTATCAGACATGATAGTAGAATTTAAAGAACGATAGAAAAATGCGCGGCCTCTCCTGCAGTCGTTACCAATAACCTTCAGCGATTCACGAACTCTCGCAGAAGGGGTCCGCGCACGTAGCATATATCGTCAAGTAAAGAATGTACTATTTTTCTTCAGGGTTAGAGGGTGTCGAAATAGGTTTTGACTTATCGAGTTGTGAATCAATAAGTTCCTGACCAACTTCAAGACCGTCGAACTTATCCATACGAGAGAAGGAATTAGGGTCGAAATCGATATCAGGGTTGAATTTCTCCCCCTTCTCGAAATCAGAAGGTTCAACTGTCACATCTGGACGACCGGGAAGGACGTCTACAGTGCCAGAACCATCAAGAACAGAGAGAATACGCTGACCACGAGAAACGTAGGCCGGAGCGTCTTCAAGTAACCAATCAAGTGCCATAGAATTAATAAATTAACGATTAGACAAGCGAGTAGCGAATGTTTTATTAACGAGGTTCTTCTTCTGGACGGCATAAGACATATTCACGAAGAAATTATCCTCAACATTAGAAGCGAAAGGAGAATTAACTTGAGCCAAATCAACGAAAAGAATGGGATAGTAACTAGCCTCAGGAAGAGAACCGGTTCCACTATAAGTATAAACGGTGCGCTGCTGAACCCAATAAGAGTAGAGGGGAACTCCAGACCCACCTTCTGCTTCCGGCCTACTATAAGCCTGAAGTTGACCCAGCACCTCATCATAAGAAGAACGAAACTCGTTAAAACAAGGTTCGGTAGCAAATGAAGTCCCAGGGTTGCCGTTAAAAGCAAGACGGAAAGCAGGAACGTCTTGATATCCAATATCGTTATAAATGGGGTTAAAGTAATCAGGACCCATATAGTTGAGATAGTCCGGCTTAATAAATGACCAGTAATAAACAGGGCGAATACTCAACATATCAATCATATAACCAGGCTCGCGAAAGTAATAAGACTGGCGACGACCTAAACGATTATTGAAAGCAATAGAACCACCTTGCTGCCCAAGGGGTTGATTACCAGAAAAATTGTTATCCCCGGCTTGATTCATAATAATCTGCACATTAATAGTCTGCGAGGCACTGAAGAGGAGTTTTGGACGATCAACATGCTCAATCTTGGAAGCAAAAAACGTTTCCAACCAATCATTATAACGACTACCTCCAGCACCAAGCAAGTCCTTGTATTCCTGGAGACGAGAAGCAATGGCCAACTGAGGAATAGTAGACACGCCTACCATCGATACAGCAGAATTAGAGCCAGTGGGAATAAGACGACTGAAACGATCGGGATTCGAAGGGCATACAGCCATAGGATGTGCAGTAACAAAATAGGAAACAGAAGAATTGGCC